TTTTCTTTTCCAAACTCTTGAAAATCTTGTGCGTAAAACTGATCAATAATTACTGTTTGATACCCTGTCCCTTCAAAGACAAAATCAACCGCATCACGAAAAGTCATGCTACCGTTATGAACTTTGTATTGTTGCTTATTCAGCATATTCACGTAAAATTCATGAATGCATTCAACTCTTTTGTAAAACTTACTTTCTATAGTTCTCTCCGTTAAATGCTTTACGATATAAACTTCACCATCAAATTCAATTTTGCTTTCTTCTTGTACCAATGGAAAAGAATGTGTATTTTCTGCTGTAGGATATAGTATAAAACTGATTCCTTTTTCCCCATTCACCCTACGAACTCTAGTGATAGTTGGAAACCCTGTGAGTATCTCTGTATTTCCTGCTATATCAGTTACTGTAACTAATTCCAACATCACACCTCCTTTCTAAAAGTATTGGAAACGAAAATCAAACGAAATAGAAAAAGCGCCTTTAACGCCTGTAACTTCGAATTCGTTTATTCCGGCCCTTAAAGATATTGCCTTTTTATTTGTATCTCGAACAACGGATAAACTGTTTTTCGTGCTTCTCACTTGATCTATCACAATTGTATCTTTATCAGTTGTTGTGCCAGTATAAATCCATTCTTCTTTCGTTGTTTTGTTTTTAATCTTAAGATTCTCAGAAGCCCCTTTAAAGGTAATTCGTAAAGGCATCTGTCTTGGATCAATTTCTACATCACCTTTATTATCAATAGAAAATGTAGCTGTTGTTCTTGTATACTCTGTTTGCATCTTTTCTAACGTCGATTGTAAGGATTCAGCAAAAGCATTTGCTGATTTATACTGGATTTCTATAAGGCTGTAGTTTCCGTTCGCCTGTGGTTCTACTTCATACTTACTTGACACTCGTACTTTCCAACGCTTTTCAGGCTCTCTATTTGAAACAATATAAAACGGAGATTGCGAAGCGAAAAGACGGAACATAAAATTACGGACTTTATAAAAATCATCTATCCCATGTGGTTCTGCGAGAAATAAAGATTTTATATCATCCCTTGAATTAAAACTTCCGCCTAAATCAATTTCTCCATGTCTCCCATCTAATTTTTCATATCCAGTGTTATAGAAAGGTGAATTAGGAAGAAAGTTTAAAACAGTCAGTTTGTCATTAGATGAAATAACAAACTTAGAACCATCTTCCTGAATAATTGTAAGAGTTTGATTTGTCATCGTCTCTCCCCTGCATTGTATAAATCTGTCTCGAATTTCTGTCCTTGCAATAGCTCCAATGGAGATATTAATAATTCTGCAAGAACCATTCTATCTATTACAATTTGTAATGGTCTTTGTTGTGCAAGGTCTTTGTTACTATATGGCATATATTGGCCCTTATCTGGATTATCATTGTCTGGGCGATACTGTATAGCATTAGGATTATCAGATAACACTTCTCTCCATCTAGAAAGATTACCAACATCATAAATTGAAAGTCCTTCAAAACGTTCCATTTGTCGTCCAATTCCTCTAACCATATCGCGCATACTCTCAGGAATATGAGTAATCCAATCGTTTTGCCAATCTCCATCCACAAAAATTGCATTAAAATATTTGGTTAACGGATCGTCACCTTTAAAACTAAATATTTCTTCTGGTTTAATAGAACGAATACCATCAATTGCCTCTGTAACAGAACCCTGTAAGGCATCTCGTACTACAGAATATTGACTCTTAATCCCGGTTGCAAGTCCTTGCGCCATTTGAACACCTGCAAATGCTAAATTATTGGATTTTAGCGTATTTACAAGAGACTTATACGCATTTGTACCAAGAGTGCGGCTTTCATTTTCTGCCATATAAGATGTTTTTTGAATCCCCAGCGCAAAACCTTCACTAAAAGGTTTCCCTCCTTGATCACGTGTCAATCGTGAGGGCGAGTTCACATTAAGTGTAGCTTTTAACGCTTCAAATGCACCTCTAGCTAAACTAGACGCTACATTTTGCACATTCCATTTCCCATTAGAAATACCACTAGCAAATCCACTTGAAAATGCTTCACCAGGGCTAACAGAACTAACGCTTTTTAATCCGGAATTTCCACTCTCTGCTACATTAGAACCACTTGATCTTGCTCGTCCCTGGGTATTCTCCATACCTTGAGCGAACTCATTTCCACCTTTTTGACCGTGTGGCGTACCATTAACGTTATTAAAGCCAGCATGAGCTGAAGCTACAGCTCCAAGAGCACTCCCTCGGATATAACCATTTTGATTGACGATACCACTTGCAAAACCTTGCCCCCCTTGACTACCTGCCGGATTTCCATTAATCGTGTTAAAAGCACCATGAGCACTAGCAACTACTTGCAAAGCACTTCCTCTAATATAGCCATCTTGATTTATTATCCCTTGTCCTAATTCACTTCCGCTCTTATTCCCTCCACCGCCATCGGTTGTACTTCCCATAATACCTTCCACAGCTTGTTTTTTTCCTGCTGCCGCATTCTCGGGAGCTGTATTACCAGAAATACCATTAGCCTGCGTTTGACTGGTATCAAATCCCACTTGCGTTAAGTCAAGCTTTGCCCCATTTTCAACCAATAAAGCAATTGCCTTTGCGGCTTGTTCAGCGTTAATAGAACCATTTTGCATACCTTGTACCAGCGTTTGCACATTGAATTGCCCTGCTTCTCCAAGATCAACTTGAACATTACTTTTAATATCTAATCCCATAGTCTGTGCGACTTGTTGTAATGGTAATGCTCCAATTTGCATTCCATTAATTAAAGTTTGTATGTTGTTTTGACCTTCTTGAGTGGCATCAACTTTCATTCCATTTTTAACGTTTTGTTGGAAGAATTGGAATACTGTATCAAATGACAATGTTCCATTCTGAAGTCCTGTTATCCACGAATCCATTGTCATTTTTCCGTAGATGCCAAGATCAATCGTGGTATTACCTTGCATATTTTTACTTAGGAATTCTTTTACTTCTCCTGTATCCTTAGTTTTGATGCCTTCAATCCACTTTTGCATAGACTCAATACCACTTTGTGAAAGGTCTACTTTATATACATCTTTTAATTTATTGGCATTTGCGGTTGCTACAGCTGAAGAATCTAATTCACCTTTTTGAAGTTTTTGTAAGAATGTATCTATCGTGAATTGTCCTGCTGGTCCTAAATCAATTTTCATTTTACCGTCAATTTCTTTTGCCATTGATTCAGCTAACAACCTAGATGACTCCGTTCCTTTTTGAAGTTCGGAAAGATACATTCCAATACTTTCAATCTTAGACTTACCATATTGCAACTCATATTTAAGTAATTTATCCTGATAATCTTTTTCCGCTTTTTCTTGATCACTTCTGAATCGATTCTCTAAATCTGTAGATTTCTCTCGATAACCCCAGGCCGCTTTAATACGTTCGCCCCATCCTTTATCTTCCGCTTCAATTCGCTTAGCCTGTGATGCTAAGACTTCTGCATCTTCGTCCTTCATATGTTGCTGTAACACTTTAAATCCATCGTTCCTGATTCCTTGTAGATCATTCACATGTTTTGATTCGTAAAGTGCAATAGCATCTAATGTAGCTTTTCTTTCCTCTGGTTTAATTTCACCCAGTTTAAAAGCCTTCTCTACATTTTCACGCCATCCTTTAGTTTGTTTTTCTAAAGATTTAACGCCATCTTCATATACTTTTATGATGCTTTCGAAACGCTTTTTACCAGCATCTAAAGAGAGCATCCCACCAGATTCGATTTCTTTTGAAATTGACGTTATTTCTTTCGCTTTTGTATAGAATTGTTGAACATTCTTGTCTGCAACCTGTAATGCTTGTTCAAATTTTTGAGCAAAATCTTTTGGCATTTTCATAGTATCGCCTTGATACCTTTTAATACCTTCTTCCAAAATCTTTTCAGCCTGTGTAGCAACTTCGATTTCTTTATTGATGGATTCAATCACATTATTTTTAACTTGTTCCAAAGTTTGTTTTGCACTTTCAGGAACTGTTCCCATCAACTGACTAAACATCTTATTAAACTCGCTTTTCTTTCCTTCTAATTCTTTAATGACTTCATTCGTCATACGTTGGAAAGCTTTAATTGTTTCATCAGCTGCTTTATTTGCTTCTTCTCCTGTTTTAAGTTTCAAATCCATCATATTATTAATAGCTTTATCTTTTAAATCTACATAAGCGCTAGCTGCCTTACTTGTTGCTTCACTTACATTCTGACCAAATTTAGATATATTTGTTTGAGCTTGATTTGATTTTTCATTTAGGTCCACTATTGCTATACCAAGCGCTCCTACAGCAAGGACTGCTCCCGTAATCGCTAAAGCAATTGGATTTGCCAATAAAGCACCTACACCCATAGCAAGAAAGCCTAACGCTGTAGTTACACCAGCTATCCCAAAAGCTAATAATGCACTTTTAGCAATCGTACTTTGTGTGGATTCATCTAAATTATTAAACCAATCTACTACACCTTGAACACCTTCTACCACATCAACTAATATTGGCAACAAAGCATCACCGAATGATTTTTTCAGTGTATCTACAGCACCACTTAGCTGCTCCATTTTACCTTTAGTCGTGTTCATCTTCGTCTCAGCAACTTCTAATGCTGTTACCTTTGACATTTCCGTATACATATTTTTCACACCATTTGCGCCCTCTTTATAAAGGATGTTAGCGGCACGAATAGCATCAGATCCAAATAACGTATACATGTAAGATTGTCTTTGTTCAGACGTTAACCCTTGCATTGCCATTTGGAGAACTTCAGCAATATCGGACATGTTTTTTAAGTTTCCATTTGAATCAAAAAAGGCGTTTGTCATGATACCAGTTGAGAAGGTTAACTTCTGAAATGCTTTCTCAGCTTTTTCAGAACCAACTTTTACACCAGCTTGTTTAGCTGCGTATTCAGTTAAAGATCCAGTTACATCTTGAAATGACGTTGAAGTTGGCTTAATACCTTTTTCTCCAAGAAACTGCATTGCCTTTCCAGTATCAATTGTTATTAATCCCAACTCGCTAAACATTTCGTATGCTTCGTTAGATTTAGGAATTAAGTTTGCAAGCATTGTTTTCAGTGAAGTACCTGCATCAGAACCTTTTAAACCGTTCTGTGCAAATAAAGCTAAGGCTGTTGTAGTATCTTTAAAACTTAGTCCTACACCCGCTGCCACCGCTGAAACCATCGATAAACCAAATTTCAATTCACTAACATTCGTTGCGGAAGCATTTGCTGCACCAGCCAATAGATCAGCTGCTTGAGCTACTGATAAATTATCATCCTTGAACGCATTTAGAGCTGTCGAAGCAATTTCTGCTGCATCTCCCAATTCTAATTCCCCAGCTGTTGCTAGGTTAAGGGCGCCTTCTAACCCTCCATTAATAATGTCAGTTAGACTTACCCCAGCTTTAATTAACTCTTCAATCCCTTGTCCTGCTTGTACAGAAGAATATTTTGTTTTTTCTCCCATTTCTACAGCAAGTTCACTAATCTTTTTCATTTCATCGCCAGTTGCACCAGAAACTGCTTGAATATCCGCCATCTTCTGCTCAAAGTTCATCGATTCTTTCACAGCCACCGCAAGTCCAGCTCCGATAACCCCAGTCATTGCTGCAAAGGTTGTTCCGACTTGACCGCCAACGTCCTGCATTTTGTTCCCTGTATCACGCATCCGTTCTCCAGTACGATGAAGGCGATTCTGTTGTTCCGCTAATTCGCGGTTTGTTTCTCTTATCTCATTTTGAATACGCTCTTGAGCTGTTTCAGCACGATTCATAGCAATCGTATTATTATCGATTTGCGTATTTAATCGCTGTAACGCCTGACCATTTGATGTATATTCAGCTTGAAGCTGCTTTAATTCTTGCTTCAATTGTTTTGCTTCTTGTGAATTACGTCCAAAGTTTTGCACTGCTTGGTTATACTGTGTTTCAAGACGTTCCATTGATGCTGCCAATGTTAAATTGGATGCTTGTAATTGTTCTTGCTTTTGTCTTGCTTGTTCAATTTTTTGACGGTAATGCTCTACTTTTTGTCCTTGTAGAGTGAACTTTTCATTCAAATACGTTAATTTATTTTGTAACTGCTCTACAGAATTCCCAAGTAACCTAGCACGTTCACTCGTTAAATTAAACTCTGAGTCTATTAAGCGTAAACCGCGATTAATTCCTGCAACACCATTTTCAAACCTTTGGGTGTCAAGTGTGACTCGGGCACCAATTTCCATATCTCCAGCCATTTATCTCACCTACCTTTATAACCAAGCTGGTGCTTGATCAGCTGTTCGAACAACTTTTTTATCTTCTTGCTGTTGTTTGTAGCCTAATGTTTTAAAAAAGAGGACTAAATCCATTTGATTTATATCTGCTTGAGATATACCAACATCTTGAAGCATGCTATAAATACCCAGCATCATTTCTGTTGGTTTGAATGGTTCCTTCTGTTTCTCTGCTTCTTTTTTTTTGATGAATTTGTCTTTGAATCAATGGCATTGATAATAGCAACAGCTTCAGCAATACGCCCTATAATTGCTAAACAAATAGAGTAAATAGTTGAAGTTAAAAACCAAGCATGTATACCATTAAGGAAATCTTCTACTGTGAAACGATTACCAAACAATTGAACAACAAATTGAACAGCTTCTTTTAATAAATCAAATTGAACAGTTTCAGCATTTAACTTTTCTGTCCACTCTGCCGCTGCAAACGCATCAGTAGCAGAAATGAAATTAGGTAGAAAGAAAGTTTTTTTACCAGTAGATAAATTCAAAACCAATTTAAAAGTTTCTGTTTTTTGTGTTTCTTGCATAATTGAATCTCCTCTCATAAATAAAAGGCACAGCATTTCACTGCGCCTTATCATTGTCAGATTTATTAAGTTTAAGGTCCTGCCACTACTGGTGGACTTGGTACTGTTTTGAACCAATTTGAAGCTACAGAAGCGTCCGCACCTGTTGATTCTTCATCCAAAATATGTCTCCAATTCCCATCTTCACGTTGAATTGCTTTACATTTCACTTTGGATGATTGGAAGTTCGGTTTGTCTTCTGCTGTTTTGTGCTCGTCCTCTGGAATTTCAAATTTTGTTTTATAGTAGCAATAGAATTTATTTTTCCCGTTGTCTTTTGGCAAGCGATATAAAATTGCCACATATGGTGCGATATCATTTACGTTATCGACAACTTGTCCTTTAACAACCTTCTTACCTAATACCTCTGCATAGACTTCTAACGGCAATGAATCTACTTCAAATTCAAGTTCTACTCCACCAAAAGCTGAAGTTGTCGCTCGCGGACCACCTTCTGCGTAAAACGTAACAGATTCGGATTTAGGTGATGCTTTCCCACTTACCGTGTAACCAACTCGTTTAGGTGTGGCATAGGATGCCTTACCATCTGGTGTTTCTGTTAAAATTGCATAATGTAAATCTCTAAAATCGATTGGAATAGCCATTCGTTTTCCTCCTAAAGTTTAATGTCAGTACGAAATCTCATACCATAGTGGTATATTTTCGTATCTGATTCGTATAAATTTGCTGTTGTAATACGCTTAAAACCTATATTTTTCATAGAACTATTTACCGCTTCTTTTAGATCACCCTTAACTGGCATGAAAGACCAAATATCAACTTGAAATAAAACGGTGCTGGTAGATTCCACTCCTTCAGCGTATCTTCCAGCACCATTATCTAATTCAGAATAAGTGATCCATGTTTTGCTCTCGTCATCGCCACGAACCATGTTATAAATGTATTCTCCACCTAGCTTTTCCACAATAAAAGGAATCTTAAGAGCACGTAGCACATCTTTTTCTAGAAACCTCATACGATATGCAACGCCGCCGCAAAGACATTTCTCATTTCATGAACCGCCTTTACTTCTGTATGTGTTACTGTCTTTTCTATAAATCCTTTATGTGGTGGATGTGGCATTTTACTAGTCCCCCAGTTTTGGAATTTCATATAAAAATGTGGAGAATTATCATCTTTTTCCCATCCCACACTAATAGATTTGACTCCATTTCGATTCTTCACTTTACCAACAAGGACTTCATCTTTTGCATGCTTCCCTGTTCGCCAAGATTCTTTAGGTGAAGGTGGTTTAGGTGATGCACTAGCTGGACTTTCTACCTCTAATGCATCTTTCACTACTTCAGCGCCCTTTTTTAACGCCGTATTTTCAACTGTTTTTACGTTCCTTCCTAATGCTTCGAAACGCTGAATAGCTTCCTGGATTCCAAAGGTCGTTACTTCTGCCATATGGATCTCTCCTCGCACACTAAACAGATTTCTTTATGCTGTTCATCAACATCTATAACAGCTCTAATTTCAAATAAACGTCCGTCATATAAGACGCGCATTTTCGTATCAATTCCTCTACAAAATCGCATAAAAAAATTCACTGTGCGAACCGCATTTTCGGTGTTTCCAGTGAATATTTCATAATTGAATCCCTTTCCGAATGGTGTTTTTGCTCTCGCCCAAACAGTGACAACATCTTTCCATTCTGACGGAACTGGATTCCCTTCTTCATCTTTTTTATTTGTGATTTCTTGCTGAATTGTTATTCGTTTATTTAATTTACTTGGATTCATGATTATCACCGTAATTATAGTCCCTTAATTGTAATATGGTGGTTCCTAATGAATGCTTTAATGCCGGGACATTTAATGATTTATCTTGATTCTCATAGTTTAATAAAACATGCGTTATTACCGCGATTTTATATAGTGCCTTTTCACTTTCAGGAACACCAGATTGCAATAAGGATTCTTTTGCTCCATCAATTAGAATTTGAATATCTGTATCCTCTTCATTTCCATCGATTTTCATTTTTCTTTTTAATAGCTCTAACATATAATCACCTATGATCCTGAAGCATTGGTTTTCGCTGATAATTCAACGCTCAACGGAGAATTTAATCCGTTATTCCCAACTGCTTTCACTTGATAAGAATATGTTGTATCACCAGTTAGGCCTGTGTCTTTATAGGTCGCTGTTACTGATGTCCCTACTTGTTTTCCATTGCGAAGTATTTGATACTCTTTAATGCCCCCATCATACACAACAGGAGACCAACTAATGTTGGCCGTTGTTACTGTTGTAGAATCAACTTTCAACCCTGTTGGTCCTTGGGGAGGATTAGGGTGTAGTCTGCACTTCAGCGATACGGAATGCTGATTTCAGTTTGATCTTATGGTCAAACCAAGCTGTTAAAACAAATAGTTCAATACCTGTTTTTACATCTTTGTCACGATCATAAATCATATTTGGATCGTAGTTGAAGTGAGAATATCGGAAATCACCAACAACTGGATTCACTGCTGAATCACAGAACTTAACTGGCTTCCCTAAAACTTGTTCTGGTTGAGCATTATATAAAGTCGCACTACCATTAGCAAGTGTTTCAATTATTTCTAGATAATCTGTGTAACGCATTTCAATAGTCGCATTTTCACGAAAATCTTCATGTAAATCTGCAACTGCTGACTTAATAGCTTTATATAAAGTTGCACCTTTAACTAACTTAATGCCAGCTTTATAGAATGACATAGATTCTTCTCCAACTTTAGGCATTGTAGCAAATGCTACTTTCTTCTCTTTTGCTGCTAAACCACTTTCTAATGCTTGATCTACAGTTTGTACTAAATTTGTGTCAGTTGCTGCTAAAACAGTCTCTGAAATAGGTACAAACACCTTAAATTTATTACGTCCAAAGGTTACAACATCACCTTCTGCTTTCAATTCCTTTGCTGTTGCTGTATCAGCAATAAAATCATCATCATCTAATGTAAATGTCACTTTAGGAATTTCAAGGTTCGTTACACTTGTAAATGTAGATACATCTCTTAATGGATTTTTAACAAACGGTTCGTGCAATAATTCATTCGTCATTGTAGTCGGAAGAATCTTTTCTCCACCTGTTGAATTTTTATCACCAAGAGCCGCTCGTGCTTCTTGTGATAAAGTACCTCCACGAATTGTAGCTCGAACCAATTCTGCTTTCGCTGCAACTACCTTTTGTTTTGGATCTTCAATAGATTGCAAACCAGTTTGATTTTGAAATTGTGCTTTTTGTTCAGCTTCCATTGTGTCATGTTGTTCTTTAATTACATTGAAACGCATTTGAAGGTCTTTCTTGGATTGTTGTAACACTTGAAGACTCTCCATGCTTGCGGAAGGATCAATCGCCTTCTGAGAAAGCTCACTCTCTACTTTTTGTAGCTGTTGGCCAATAGTAGATAAATTTTGTTTTAATTCAAATAATGTATTCTTTGAAAAGTGTTGCAAGTTACCAATAGCTAATCGAAATTTATTTTTCATTTTCATGAATGAATTCCTCCTAAAATTGTGTTTATATAGTCCGCGTTAGCTTTCGCTTCTTCAGCAATTTTTTGTCGTTCTAACATTTCGTTTGGCGATATGTTAGCTTGTGTATTTACTAATTGTTGTGGAATATTTTTGTATTCCTTCACCCATTTTTCATCTAGACACGCTGCGGCATTATTTGCGGAGATAATTTCATCACAAAGCCCATATTCCATTGCTTCATCAGCTGATAACCATGTCTCTGCATCTAGTAATTGTTTTAATATATCTTCATCTAACTTATCACCAGCACGAGTTAAATAGTGTTGCACCATCGATTGGTTAATACGTTCAATATCGTCCGCTGCTTTCCGTAGCTGATCAGCATTTCCTGATGCGTATGTCCATGCATTGTGTACCATCAACATTGAATTAGCATACATAATTATTTTGTCTGAAATCATCGGTAATACTGATGCGCAAGAAGCACCTATGCCATCAATATAGGAAATGACTTTTGCTGGATGTCGTTGTAACATTGCGATAATAGCCATTGTTTCAAAGACAGATCCGCCTGGACTATTGATGTAAAGGTTAATCGTTTCAATACCATCACCTAATTCATCCAGTTCATTTTTAAAAGTAATAGACGATACCTCGCCATAATCTTCCCATGCATACTTTGTAATTTCTCCATAAATAAAAACATCAGCCGTTTTACCATTGGCGGATGCTTTCATTTGGAAAAACTTATTCTGTTTGTTCTTTGCCACTGTTTTTCACCCCCTTTCGTTGAGTTGGCTCCATATCAATTGGATATAAATCACCGCTTACCCAAAGTTTCGAAGCATTACCACCAACAGGTGGTTCGTCTTCTTTTTGGCGCACATCATCTTGTGTTAACCATCCGCTCCTAATTGCCGCTTGATAATACGCTGTTCTCGAAGCTGTATCACCTCTTAACAGCCCTCCAAGGTTAAATTTAAAGTAATGCCCCTCTTGCCGTTCTTTTTTATTTAGCAACTTACGGTTCATTTCTTGCTCATACTGACGAACAATAGGAGTTAGAGTCATTTGAACAAACTGAATCATCAACTGTTCATTACTGCTATAGCTTTGTCCTTCAGTGTCATTTAAAAATGTGACCGGAACATTAAAAACGTTAGCAACTCGTGAACGTGTAATTCGTTCTGATGCTAACGTGTCTGAAGCAAAGTATTTCCGCTCCATTTCATCTATATTTACACCTGGTTCTCTAAATAAAATACCGCCATTTTCTTGGTAAAAACGTCTAAAGTCATCAATAATCCTTTGTCTCTTATCACTATCCACGTTCGCTCCATACTCCAAAATAAAACTATCCTTTTTCTGCATTTCTGACAAACTAAATTCTTGTACTGCCTTATCATATTCAAGAGTATTTCGCAAAACATCAATTGGACAAATACCTTTCCATCTTGAAATACCTGTGATGTGTTTGACATGAAACATGTTCATATTGTGGATGTAATACGTACCTTCAATCCCACGTACCTCATACCACAAATTATTATCATCCCTATTTATAAAAGGTGTTACATAAGCGGATTCAATAGGGATTAATGCTTCCACTTGAAATCGAATATCACGAACGATAGCTGCATATCCATTTCCAGTTTCATTTCTTGAAACTTCAATTTTATTTATCCATTCAAATCCGGTCATGTTTGGATTGGGTTCATTCATCACAACATCAGACACTTGATTAAAAACAGTGTCATAATCCTTATAAAGCTTTAATGGCAAAGATGCTACCGTATTCGATAATCTACTAATTACACTGAAAATCGTCTCGTTTGTAGCTAATTTTGCATTATCAATACCCCAAAACTTTCTTCCAAACCATGAAGAGAAGTCAAATCCCGCTCCTTTCCACCCGGCGGCCGCACCTTTTAATGCTCCCTTCACACGATCTAACATTTTCAATTTCTCACCGCCCTTCTATTTAAAAAGATCGCTAACTGATACAAATTCAATATTTCCATCACCTTGTAATTGAGTTAACATCGGGATTACTTCTGTATGAGCATTTAGAAATGCTGCAAAACCATCAATTTTACGATATTTACTCTGTTTCGACGGTAAAAAGTTTCCATTCCGATCTTCCACAAGCTTTACATTGTTCATATACCAGCGGAAAAGACGGTTTTTATTACTGATTATTTTGCCATCCAATAACAATTCTTTTACATCTTTTAATGCTGGACTTAAAGTTAAATGCCCCTGCCGAACTGGTTCTGTTTTAAATCCATATGCTTTCAAATCTTCATTTAAACGATAAGCATTTGCCGGATCATAAGTGATTTTCTTTATGAAATACTTTTCGGATTGCTTAACAAACCAATCATAAACATACTCGTATTTCACATATTCACCAGGAATAATAGTTAACCAACCTTTATCTTTAAACTCTTTATATTCGATGTCCTCATTATCACGGTCAACTTTAGCTTGCGGAACCCAACTATGAGATAGCACAAAAACCTTTCCATCATCTAAAGGAAACTCTAGACAAGCGCTTGTAAAATCTTCTGATGAAGACAAATCATAACCTGCAACACATTCTTTACCAGCTAATTCCTTTATATCAATAACTTCTTTATTTCTTTTTAATATCTCAATACCAACAAAGGACATTTCATCATTATCAACAAAGATGTTAAATTGTTTTGTAATCCAGTCGTATTTTTCAGCATCTGTATGTTTGTCTGTATTCCAATCATCAATAAGCGATGGAAGGTCTAGTGAAACTCCCATATTAGGATTTGCTTTAATCCATAGTTCAGGATTCTCAATTTCATCCACGCTCTCCATTTCAGCCATGAAATAAAACTTTCTATCTTGGTCGATAACACCTTCCAACACATCAGTTGCAATTTCATAGTATTGAACAAGTGGTCCTTCAAGTTGATATCCTGCCGTAGTAATGTAAACAATCATGGGCTGTTTACGTGCGCCACGTGATTTTTTAATAACATTGATTAACTTAAAGTTTTTAAATTCATGTATTTCATCAAAAATACCAAGGTGTGTATTTAATCCGTCTAGTTTCTTACTATCCGATGCACGAGGTTCAATTTTAGAATGCGTTTTATCATGGAAAATCCCTTTCTGATTTTCGCGTAAATGTTTCCGAAGAAGGGGTGATTTTTGAACCATTGCACGACTTTCATCAAATAATTCTCCCGCTTGTTGTTTTGTATTTGCCAAAACATAAACACGAGCACCTGGCTCGTTATCTTTTGCAACAGCATAATTGGACAAACCAGAAATCATTGTAGTTTTTCCGTTTTTACGTCCAATAAAAATAAGGCCCTCACGAAAGCGCCTGTAACCTGTATCTTTATGAACCCATCCATACAAAGAACCTATAACAAAGTGCTGCCACGGTTGAAGAACTAACCTTTTATAGTCACCTTTTGATGGACGACAAAATTTTTCGATATATCGTATCGGTCTATGAGCTTTTTCTTCCTCAAAAACCCAAGGGAACTCCTCAGTCCCTTGTCTCTTCAAATCATTTAGATGACGTTGACAAGACAAGATATTTTTCTTACTAGCTATTATGTTTCCTTTCACAACTTGTTCTGCATACCAAGTTGTTCTTAGTTCAGGAGATGGATCTACCAAAATATTAAAATGCTGTATCTGTTCATTTCGCCAAATTTTATACCACTTAGCTATTTCAGATGGCTTAGAAGTTGTCGTAATCATCATCAGAATCTCCAGTTAGCTCTTCTTGTAGCTTTTTTCTGCTTGCCCCAGTCAACCCTAGCTCTCCTAAGTATTGACGAATCTGCTGTAAATACTTAGGTATCTCTGGTATCAAAGTGTGCTTAGTAAGATTTGTAGCACCTGCTTTATTTGTATACTCCATTGTCAGCCCTTCTTTTTTAACATTGGCCGCCATCTCCCTAAACATTTGATAACTGAAAGCAATCGCTTCAACTACAATGGGATCATTTTTATCTGCTTTACCTTCCACTTCTAGTACAGACCAAATACGAATCCAAGTGTCTTTTCCTACTTTTTTTAAATGAGTAGGTGGTTTCCTCTCTATCAATCCTTTATCCACGATATCACCTCACTTACATTTTATGGATAAAAAGTATTGACTCAAAAATAAAAAGCCCTTGTTTTCAGGGTTTACCCCTCTTTAGAAACACCACTTGCGCTACGTACGACGGAGGCATCCGGTCTGGGCGAAAACGGCTCTGTACTTTAAAAGGTGGGGGGCTATATGAATTCTGTATTTGCTTTTGCTTTTACAATTGATATCTTTCTTTTTTTCTTCTTTTCTCCTCCACCCTTTTCAGGATGCTCTTTGTTATGACATGCATTACATAAACTAATTAAGTTATCTAATGTTAATACAAGTTCAGGATATTCATTTCTTTCTTTGATATGATGGACCATATCAGCAGGTACTGGTATCAATGGATCGTGCCTCATACACTCTTGGCAACGGTAGTTGTCTCGTATCAATACTAACTCTCTACACCTTCGCCAAGCTGTGCTGTCGTAGAACTTCTTCGCTTCTTTATCCCGTTTGTATTTATCGTAGAACTTTCTTTGTTGTTTAGTTTTGTATTCATTCATTATCTTTAACTATATTTCGAGCTATGACTTCACCATCACAATATAATTCAACGGTTTCAACTCCTACTGTATTCTTGTTCATAACCTTTTCTAACTTCTCAAATGCACTTACACATTCGTTAATTGCTAATGTAAGTTCCTCAACATTTTCTTTCGCTTCTGTTGTATCAATATCAATTTGAGACGAAATTGTATTTCGTTTTTCCATTATTCATCCTCCTTCAAAATAAAAAACACCCTAATGGGCGCTTCTTTATTAACTATTCATTTGTACTTTAATTACGGTACATGAAGTTTTATTCTTTTTCCAATTACCTAACGGTTATGCATTCATGTATCCCCATACTATTAAATAATTGGAAGAAGAGCAAAAGCCCCTCTCCATTTACACAACGTGAATTGCAATTGAATGTGAAATCAAGAAACAACCGTTCACCCAATCTGCAACCATCGCCACCGGTTATGACGATCCATTTTCAGTTATAAGGAATTTTGTGAGCAATGTTTTCCGCCACTTCTCACAATACAAATATAACATATCCAAAATCAAGTTTCGTTCGCGAATAGTTCGCGAATAGTTCGCAAATAGTTCGTGAATAGTTCGTGAACCTTTTAATAGACTCTTAATATTCTGTCTTAATTCTTATCCAGAAAAGATGTAAATATGACATTTCCACCATAAACTTCTCCATTATAACCAGATATAGATACGTCTTTTTGAATATGCCACAAATTTTTTTCTATTGATTGATCACTAGGAACTGCTTTTTTAAACCCTTCATATACCTCTTTTGACATTAAAATTGGTGGTATGCTAACTTCTTTTGCATTAGTTGTAAATTTAGTAGATGTAAAAAAACATCTAAAACTATCATCAATATGCTTTAATGTTGGTGATGTATAATTTGCTTCAATCCTTTTATTTAAAAATTCATCTTGTGAATAAGAATACCACTGCAAATCACTAAGGTGAGAATATTTGTGTCCTTCATGTACCGTTGGTACTTCAATAATTTTACTCTCTGAATACTTTTTATTAGCACTGTCTGTTAATTTAGAAGCAACATTTGCCGGTCTTCCCAGCCACACAAGAGATTTATTAGATACATTCTCTTTTCCGTTTTTTATAACACCTGTTTTTGTCACTAACATCTTACCGTAATCAATTCCAATACCACATTTTATTTCATTATGTGGAAATTGTTTATCTATTACATATGTACTTACCGAATTCATTAAAATTGCGGTATTAACAGCATTTTTAAAACAATCTTCTGCATCAAAAACTATCATTACCCTATCACCAATAATATTCCGAACTTTTCCACCATAATAGCTTCCAGCTTTAGTCATCGCTCTAACAAATGCTGAATACAACTTCGCCATAGTTGCTTGACGGTGATTCAAATTCAGATCAGTTGAACGCCTTATATCAATATACAAAACACAAGTTTCTATCATTTTACATTTTTGTTCTTTTGTATCAAGATTTGGATAAGTTATATCCGGATCATCTATTGTAGGAACACACATTGTATCTTTGACTGTTATATTAAATTCGCTAGATATAATACCTTTTATCTCGTCAGTAATAATAGAACGAAATTCTTCTAGTCCCATAACTCTATCCTCCTATGTATGTTTTAATTATCGCAGGAACAATAATAATAGAAACCAACCCAGCTAATACTAACCATGCAGCAAACTTAAAATTCTTAAATTTATCCATTGTAATCTGGGAATTAATTATGATTTGACTAGCAATATCTTTATGAACCCTTCCTAGCGGGTTGGTGACTTGATCCACATAATAAAATTCAACAATATTTTGTACTAATATCTCGGGTTTATATTTACAAAGATCCCCATAGAAAAATAAATTGTCCTCATTTGATACGGGCCCATATTCACCAGCTTTCCATCTTACCTTAGGTATAAATGACCAAACCGCTACTAAACATGCTACAGAAAGGAATCCTATACCTACGAAAAATCCTATTTTCCACTCTTGATGAATTTTAAAAGACGATCCTAAAAAACTCATAATTGCCGTTATTGTTGCACCTGAAAATGCTAATACCCCTAAATTTTTTGCTTCTGCAAATTTTAGCCAATCATTTACTCTATCTAAAATCTGCAATAACCTTTCTTCTACATCCATCAGTGAATTCACTCCTTATTATATTCCTACATTAAATAATACCATTTTTGTAAGAATAGCATTGTACTTAAATAAAATTCATTTAAAAACACTCTTAAACTCATATAAATTCTAATTTATCAATCTCTTTTTCAAAAAATGAATTAGCTATAAACTAGATTGTGTTAAATTCACCTATTGGGTTTAACCTTAGATATAGCAATATCTTTCGCATTTTATAAAAATGAATTTGACACTTTCTGTTTAAAGCTAATTCATTAAGT